TACAAGAACCATAGTCGGCGAAACCGAATCCATACAAGGATCCCGCACTGATTTAAAGGAGCTCCACACTCGAATAATGGCGGGGGAGATTAAAATCTCGGATGTCATGTGTGACTATCCCCAACTGTATTGTCAATATAAAAATGGCCTTCGTGATATGTGCGACTACGTGCACGGCAAGAAGCGTAACTATAAGTCAAATGTCACAGTACACTATGGTGACTCAGGAACAGGTAAATCCCGAGACGCTATGACAGACACGGATGCATACGTACTACGATGCTCGAAAACCGGTGTATGGTTTGACGGATACGATTATAACAATACATTAATAATAGACGACTTTTATGGATGGATTCCGTTTAACATGCTGTTAAACCTTCTTGACAGATATCCAATGAAAGTGGACATAAAAGGTGGAGCAATGGAGTTCAACAGTAAGAAAATCATAATAACATCTAATAAATCGCCTATTGACTGGTATCCTAACCTGTCAGACGAACACAAGATTGCCTTGTTGCGCAGATTAGACTGCATAATGTTATATGAACGTAGTGGCACGATCGACGTAACACAGGGCTGTATTAAGTACATTGAGAACCTTAAAGCTGAAGCAATCTCAAAGCCAAGCGACGTGCTAAAGCAACTACTTTATTCTAATGTAACTCCTACTTGTAGTGAAGAAATATTTGAGACAGACACAGACTCCGAACTGGATGATGTATACACTGATGACTACATGTATACACAGACGGAAGCTGGTCCCCTTTTAAAACAGGGTGAAAATGACTCAAATGACTCAGAAGTGGTTAAAGGTAATACTGACTTTAACCGAGAAGAAGTTGAGTCAAAATCAGCCGAGACCGAGCCCGATCCGATTTCAACTAAACCACTTACTTCTGAAACACACACCGAGAACAGCAACAACACCCACGCTAATGTAGCACTAACCCGCAAGCGTGTTAGTGTAAATCAGTATGGAAGTACTAATTAGACTGGCTGAGATTAACTCATACCAGGGATACGGGAGCCGACGCAACTGAAGCGCGCCAAACCCCTCGCAGAGAACTGCGATCCTACGGACGGAAAGACCGTCCTGTCTCCGACGGCCCTACGGGGTTACTACAAGGATCACTTCGTGATGAGCTGCATTGTGTTATGTGCTTAAACTGAGTAACGATTGTTGTTATAAAGACCCCCCCGATGTCGACAAAATCAAAATGACTCAGAAGTGGTATTTTCAAAATGACTCAGAAGTACTCTGGTCCCCTTTTGGAACAGGGTGAAAATGACTCAAATGACTCAGAAGTGGTTAAAGGTAATAGGGAGGAAAATGACTCAGACATGCTCTGGTCCCCTATGACCTTTTGTTAAGGGTGAGAATGACTCAGAAGTGCTCTGGTCCCCTTTTGGAACAGGGTGAAAATGACTCAGAAGTGCTCTGGTCCCCTTTTGAGCGCAAGATGGTGAGATATGCTTGCTCACCGATCCAAAATTATTCTGGAAACCCGGGGTAAGACCCCCCCGATGTCGACAAATCTCCCCGAGTCCCCCCAAACCGCCTCCGCGAACGCGCAAGCCGGAAGAAATCGTAAATGGTGCTTTACAATTAACAAGTATAATGAAGAGCACTTAGTAAACATAAATGCTCTCTCAGAGCAGTTTGCCGTACACGGCATAATATCCCTGGGCTTCCAAGAGGAAATAGCCCCTTCAACGGGAATGACACATATCCAAGGTTACGTATGCTTCAAAACACAACGAACAATGGCAAGTGTAAAAAAGCTTCTCAAAGCTAACACTGCTCACCTCGAAATAATGCGGGGAACTTTGGAACAAAACATAACATACGTTTCAAAAGATAAATCTGCCAAAGTAAATGGTACAAGAACCATAGTCGGCGAAACCGAATCCATACAAGGATCCCGCACTGATTTAAAGGAGCTCCACACTCGAATAATGGCGGGGGAGATTAAAATCTCGGATGTCATGTGTGACTATCCC